CCTGTTACTTCGTGGGAAAAACTTAAAAGATTTCAATGAAATAGCTTCTGGTACCGCCACAAATGACGGTACCAAAACAACAGTATTGGGCATCTTTACTTTTCGTGCAGTTCTTAATTTAAAGAAAAAGGATAAAGGAATTCTTTAGCAACCCTGAGTATCGTATGAAAAGATGTTCAAAATGCCGAAAAGAATTTGGGCGACAAAAGTTTAATAATAATCTGGATAAATTTGAAGATGAATAATCAAGAATTAACAAAAGAGTTCCAAAGATGCAGTAAATGCGGGCGATGGGAGCCAAAGAACTATTTAAACAATGAACAAAAGCACGTTTGCCCTATTAACAAAAATGAATGGGTTCCTAAAAGATTTACTGATGGAAAACATATTTATGAATGAATTCACGAAAGAAGAGCTAGAATTAATTTCCATCGGATTGGATTTAGGTAGAACTTAAAGCCAAACTTATAAATTGAGGTACTAAAATGACTAAAAAAATAACATTTACGCCAGAACAAGTAGATCATATTTGTTATCAAATTGGGGACTGGTATTTGATGATGAAACCATTGCTGGAAGGGAATCATAACCTTGGTTATATGAAAGAGAAACTTAAAGACATGATTTGCGGTGAATATCCTAATGAATCTGAAAAAGAAGCAGGAGGAAGAAAGAAATGAGCGATTATTGCCAAAGGTGTAAAGTTCCAGACGAGGATTTGCGTAGGCTTTGGATGAGTTGCTTCTATGAAATGAATGAACTTGAATTACCTTTTGAAACTGAGGTTATTCAAATGCATATTCAGAGCAATGCAAGGGAGTTCTACACTCTTCGTGTCTGCAAGGAATGCCGAGCTGACTGGCTGCATCAAATCAAGCATTGGTTCGAATGCATACCTGATAGAGAGCCACCATGCGGAAGTGGAATCTACATAAGAGACTTTGGTTCAATTAAGGAAATCACTGAAGAAGAATTTCGCTTAAGGGAAACTTGTAAAGAAGCATGTAGTAGGTAGAATAAGCATGTCCATGGGAGTGTCTTAGCGCATATAATCATCGATTGGTGAGCCTCTCAGGGACGCCTATTTAGAGTGGGTGAAACGTACTTGACCTTAACTTTGTGCGTGACAAGAGGGAGAGACTCATTAGGATTATCATGAATTCCGAAGCGCCAAGCTAGGAAGTGCGATCAATTAGCCTGATTGAGGTTCAGCCTGCGCCCTCAGGAGCACGAATGGGCAACTTTAACTTGCAAATCTACTCAAATTAGGTTCTAATGCTCAAAAATTAACTTAAGGAACCATATGTCGAACATAACACTTGCAGAATACTTTATACACTTACGAGCAGAGTCCGGCTTATCTCAGGCTGACTTCGGGGAAAGGCTTGGGGTATCTGCGGGCTATCTTTGTGATATAGAGCACGGTAGACGAGCCTTTAGTATTCAAAAGGCAATCTTGCTTTCCAAGCGCCTTAGAATTGATCCCAAAGATATTCTTGAACTTACTTTCCAAAATATCTTGCTAAGATCGGATATTAATTATCAAATTTCTCTAACTCCAATGGATTAAATTTTATGACAGCTAAAGTTGACGAAGAAAAAATTTGGAAATGGTATTTAATAATAAAGGAGCAATACAATACTCCTGAACCCTTTGCTTATTGGGTTCGTCGTAATGGGTACAATAGTATAGAAGCAGCAAATATGAATTATAGAATCTTTCATATTGAAAAAAATCAGCCGAAAGAATATGCCAAGCGAGTGAAGCTTGTTGATGAATTTAATGCATCTGGACTTATTTTAAATGCATTTGCAGAAAGAAAGGGGATAAAACGAAATATTATTGTTGATATGAGGTACCATTTAAAAGTTAAGGCTATTATTAAGAGGCTCATAGAGGAAAGGGGAAATCCAAAGACAGCTCCTAATTCTACAATTGATAAAATGAAATTCCTTGAAATAAAGAAAACCGATCCTATTCCTGAACCTGAATACGAACCTGAACAAAATTCACCGACAGAGGTCATTCATCCGAAGAATGATATTGAAATAAACATCAGCTTGGGTGTGAAAGTGATTGTCTCTCCTAATGTTGATACAACCAGATTAATTAAAATAATCGAACTACTAAAGGATTTATAATGCTAATACCGTATGAGAATAAAACTATTTACATGGCAAGTCAGCCCGTTGATTTCAGAATGTCGATAGATGGACTTGCAGGTTTTATCCGAAGAGAAGTTGAAAATGCCCATCTTCATGACGGCAGTATATATGTGTTTTATAATGGCAATCAGGATAAAATTAAATGTCTCTTCTGGGATAGGAATGGATTTGTGCTTTATTATAAGCGCTTGGATAAGTGCAGGTTTAAATTTAAGAAGATGCTCGGGGCAATTGAAAGCATCTCTGCTGAAGACCTTGAAATCCTTTTATCGGGATTTGAGCCGATTAATGTTGACCGAACTAAACATCTTTTGGAGAATCTGGCATGATTTTAATTGAGGTATTATGGTGTGTTTCTACCGTAACAGCAACTTTCGGCATAGCGATGATGTTATATCTATATAAGTCTTATGATGATAAGTTTTATGATGATTCGTTGCGCTCGTTAATTGAAATTCTTGACCTTCTTTCAAAAGAGAGAATTGAACTTGCATCCCACCAAAAATCTTCAGAGTTAAAGGAATAGTGAGGAATATGATATTGTAGATCCTAATTCCCAAGTAGCTCAGTGGTAGAGTAAGTGGTGGGGTCGCCACTAGGTAGGCAGTTCGATTCTGTCCTTGGGAGCCAACTACTAATTTAGTAGGAATTAGTAGTTAATTAGTAATTGGAGGCAACGCATAATAGGAAGTGCACCTGATTGTAAATCAGAGGTCGGCTAGCCCGTGAAGGTTCGACTCCTTCTGTCTCCACATAATAAGGATTGTAATGAGTGAAGTCTTCGTCTTCGGAAGTAATCTACAGGGAATCCACGGTAAGGGAGCAGCTAAAAGTGCTCTCCTTGAACATGGGGCAATCTTTGGCCAAGGAGAAGGACGTCAAGGACAGTCCTATGCGATTCCAACTAAAGCGACCCCATACGTTGCCCTTACACTTGTCGCTATTAACACAGGTGTTGCTAGATTTCTTGATTATGCAGAACATAATCCCAGTGAGGAATTCCTAGTCACTCCCATCGGATGTGGCTTAGCAGGATACCAGCCGTTCCAAATTGCACCAATGTTTGCTTTGGTGAGATTTCTCGATAATGTCCAATTACCTCCTGAGTTCCTCGATTATTTACCTAACAACCCAGAATTACTAACCAACTTGAATTGTTTTAATTAAATTTGGACTAACATATAGAGTTTTTATCAAATTTTATGCTATTTTAGATCCGAGGTTCGCATGATGCGTCACTGGCAAAGGATTGCCCCTTTATGGATAGAGCGTTACAGATAAAGCTTGATAATGCCGAGTTGGCTGCAAAACTTAAAGGTAGCCTACTTCTATTTATTCAAGCTTTCTTCCCAATTCTTACAGGCCGAGAATTCATCATCTCTCAGCCTGTGGGTCGAGAAAGTCACTTCATAACCATTTGTCGAGCGCTTACTAAGTGCACTCGCCTCCAAGCTTTGCGTCTTCTTGTCAATGTGCCGCCTGGCCATGGTAAGTCTGTAATAGTCAGCTTTTGGATAGCCTGGTGTCTCGCTAAATGGCCAGACTGTAACTTCCTATATATCTCTTACTCCAAGACGCTTGCAGCGAATCATACTGATACCGTTAAGCGCATAATGACACTTACTCAATACAAGGTGCTTTTCAATGTTCATCTTCGGGAAGACTCGCAGGCAAAGGATAGCTTCACGACTAAAGAAGGTGGGACAGTGTCGGCTTTTGGTGCAGCAGGATCGATTACGGGTCGAAACGCAGGATTGCCTGGTCTGGACAGGTTCAGTGGTGCCGTGGTTATCGACGATTCGCATAAGCCCGACGAAATCCATAGCGATTTGATACGCGAAGGTGTCATCACTAATTATCGCGAAACTATCCAGCAGCGACCGCGTGGCATCAATGTCCCTATCGTCTTTATTGGGCAGCGCCTCCATGAGCTAGACCTACCAGCCTACTTCATCTCTGGCGAAGATGGCTACCAATGGGATACCGTAATCCTTAAGTCTATAGACGATGCAGGGAACGCGCTTTATCCCGAAGCATTCCCTCTGGATATGCTTAAGATTCGACAGGAGAAGGACAGATATGTCTTCGCAGCCCAGCACCAACAAGACCCACAGCCAGCAGGAGGAGGCCTATTCCTAGCTGATGATTTTCCTCTATTGTCTAATGAACCAACATTCTCTATCACCTTTATCACAGCAGATACTGCCGAAACAGAAGACCCCCGCAATGACGCAACCGTTTTTTCTTTCTGGGGACTGTATAACATTGAAACAATGGGACGTAAAACCGGAGTAATGGCTGTTCACTGGATAGCCTGTAGGGAAATTCGCGTTGAACCTAAGAATCTTGAAACGGAGTTCCTAGACTTCTGGCAAGATTGTGCCAGGCATACGATGCCGCCTCTAGTAGCCTTTATTGAGAAGAAATCCACAGGTGTGACACTACTTTCTATTCTAAAGGAAATGCGTGGACTTAAAGTGCGTGAAATTGAGCGAACAAGGCAATCAGGAAGCAAGTCCCAGCGCTTCATTGATATTCAACCCTATATTGCAAGCAAGCAGCTGTCTCTTCCTGCACATGGCGTACATACAGAAATGTGCATTAATCACATGAAGAAGATTACGAACAACAATTCACATGCTCATGACGACATTGCCGATACGGCATCAGACGCCATAAGAATTGCACTGATTGATCGCATGTTACTCGCATTTACACATGGACACGCACTATTCAGAGATAAAGCTAAGGAAGCTGCCTTCAGATTTCAACAATTGGCACAGCTTAAGTTAAGGGCATACAGTAAAAGGAATTAATAATGGCCGTTATTGCTAGGAAGCATACAAGTCAGCTGGATAAGATTAAGCAGAACGTAGAACAGGCGTATATCTACTTTAGGCCGAACTATGAGCGCTTTCATCAGTTCATGAGATTCGTCTATAAATCTACTCTGACAGAGGATGACCTTTCAGTTCTAGCGACGCTCGGCCGTCCGCAGATTGAATTCAATATGATGGAAGCTTACATCTCAAGACTCCGTGGAGAGTTTTCAAGGATGGAGCCTGGCTTTGTGATTCGCGCTCTTGACGGCTACGAGGATGTAGATCCAAAACTGCTATCAATCCTAGAAGCCCACTTCAGGTCAATACTGGTCGATTCGGACAACGAGGGATTCAGTTATGACGTCTATACAGACCTCCTAGTAGGCGGCTTTTCAGTAGTAGAGGTTTACACAGATTACATATCAGAGATGTCAATGGATCAGAAAATCTGCACCCAGAGAGCCTTTGATCCAACCCTCTGCGGATTTGACCCATTAGCAAGGAAATCCCACAAAGGCGATGGGAATTTCTGTTTCCAATTCTTCCCTAGAGAAGCCGAGGAGGTAGAAAAGGAATTCGGTTCCAATGCACTCAAAGGCTTAAAATATGCCCGCTCCTTCTCAGGATTCAATTGGTCATACAGAGCTGCCCGCAAAGATATCGTACTTCTTTGTGATTACTACATGAAAGAAATTAAGAAGGAACGCATTACGAAGCTCACCAATGGAAAGGTAGTGAGTGTGAAGCACTATGAGGAACTAATGCTCCTCTGGGATAAAGCAGGCTACATTGAGCAACCACCTCAGCCAATCGGCAAGATGCGCGATAGCATGATTGAGAAGATTTCGCTCCATCGCTTCACAGGTGCTGAACTCTTGGACGTCCAGAAGACGAACTATAAGATGCTGCCACTGGTCTTCTTCGATGGCAATAGTGCTGTACTTAGAGACAATAATGATTCCACAGCGGAGCAGATGACGCGTCCCTATATCTACAATGTGAAGGACGCTCAAAGGCTTAAGAACTATGCTGGACAGTCCCTTGCTAATGAACTTGAGAACACCGTTGAGCATAAGTTCATCGCGGCCATTGAGGCAATCCCAGAAGATTATCTGGAAACCTACATTAACATTCAAAAGCCTAGCACACTCTTGTTTAACGCGTTCTTCGAAGGCGACCCAACCATTCCTATTCCTCCTCCAAGAGAGATTGTTAGAACGCCAATCCCTCCTGAAATCAGCTCAACGTTCCAGATGTCGGATAATCTAATTCAGGGCATCTTGGGTTCCTATGATGCAGCCCTAGGTATTCAGAATAATGAACTCTCTGGCGTGGCTATCATGCAGGGTGCTATGCATTCTAATGCTGCGGCCATGCCTTACACAGTAGGCTTTATGAAGGGGCTTAATCGAGTTTGTCAGATTATTCTGGACTTGATACCGAAGTACTATGTGACCCCTAGGAGCCTTCCAATTGTGAAGCCTGATGGAAAGCGCTCCTATGAAGTGATTAATAAGAAGGGCTCACCCTTTATGACCTACGACCCTATGAGTCTGGATGTAAAGGTTGAAGCGGGGGTTAACTTCGCAGTTCAGAAGCAGATTAGTCTTGAGACTATTATCCAACTCATGCAGACCTCAGAATCCTTTGCAGCCTTCATTAACACTAAGGGTCTTGGCATACTTCTGGATAACATTGAAATTCGGGGTATTGAAGGACTCAGACAGGCCGCTAGTGAGTTCATGGAAGAAACGGCTAAGAAGCAAGCTCAGGCTGAGCAGATGGCACAGCAACAGGCTCAACAGCAACTCGATCCTAAACAGGTCATGGCGATGCAGGCTAACGCTGAAATGGCGAAGGTTCAGCAGAAACGTGAGGCTACTCAGCAACAGACTCAGGTTGCCCTTACTAAGATTGCCACTGATGATGCAGTTAAGAATAAGCAAGCTGACATTGATTTCATGAAGGTCATGGCTGATATTCAAGGGAAGGAAACTGAGGCTGCTGTGAAGCAAGAATCGGTTGACGCAGAGAATGCCAGAACTGCTGTGAACATGGCAATTGACGTCAGTAAGCATCATCATGAGATTAAGAATTCTGATAGAGAGCATGAGCTTAATAAGAAGAACTTGGAGAAGAAAGGTGGCAAAAAACCGAAGACGTAGGGGATACTGTCGGTGCAACACGTGCTTGTTCAGGATGCGCAGTGGCTGGTGGAAGCGTGAGTTAATTGAGAGGGATATTATAAAGGAGGCGAAGAATGCCATTTAAGTCAAAAGCCCAGGCTCGATATCTCTTTGCTAAAGAGCCTGAGATAGCGCAAGAATTTGCAGACAAAACCAAAAGCATTAAAAGTTTGCCGAACAAAGTTTCTAAAAACAAAAGGAGAAAGAAGAAATGAAAGTAGACAAGAATAAGAAGACAACCGAACCCATGAAGGAAAAAACCGGGTCAAAGTTGA